GAGGAAGTACCAGTAAACAACATGTTTGGAACTTCGCCAGAATCGACGATCTTTTGAAATGTATTCTTTAAATTTTCTGATAGGATAGTCGCAGCAACAGTCTTTGGTCTATACTTTTCGACCCACAAGAAAGTGTCATTCATAATATAATTTATCCTTGGTTATTATTCGGCTTCCGCTTCTTCTTGCTTCCAAGATTCAACGACCTGTACACCTTGTGTGCACTGATCACGAAGATTACCGATAGTAGAGAGTTCCTCACCACGAAATCCACCGCGTTGGGTTACAGTATCAATTACCGCAATTGCACTACGAGATATTTGATTTAAAAGCTCCATGCCTTTTTTCTTTTGCTCGTCTACGGTTGGGGTTTCTGTTTTTTCAGCCATAATCATTATACTCCATAGGTTGATGTTTTTTCAAGGGCTATCCAATAACTCACATCACTTTGTGAGTTTGTGAATTTAGATATTAGTTTCTTAGATATTTCTACGTTATAATCTCCAGATAGCATCTTTAGATTACTTATATTAAAAATAAAGTTGTATTTATCAACATTTGCTGTACCGTCTACATCGATTGTAAAAGTATTTGCAGTTGAGTTTTCGGTAGACGTAACAGTAAGAGATACTGCACCACCACTTGGTTCTACTTTAAGTTCTTTATGACCTAAAGCACCAGCAGCTCTTCTTATCTTGCCGAGCGTATCAGCATCAAGAGTAAAGGTTACGTCTGCTTCCGGCATTGTAATTGTTTTTGAAGGTGTTGTTAACATTTCGGTATCTGAAAAGAAATACTTTACTTTTGAACGACCTGTTGAATCGTTTATAGTAGCATAGTCTTTTTCAAACCTTAATGAAGGCTTATCAACTAAACCGAGTACTCCTAAAAATTCGTTTAAATCATATACATCAAACTTTTGTGGAAAGCTTTCTGATATAGTAGCTTCCGATAATATATTTTTTGCTTCTGATATCGTTTTTATAGTACTACCTTCATCAAACACAATGTTTGAATTGATGCTAGCGTAGTTCTTTAATATCTGAAGCGTGTCTTCATTCAGTTCCATTATTTACTCCAATCATTATATAATATATTATATCAAATTTTCTCACAAATGTACACTACTTTATGCAACTAATTTACTAAAATTTTTCTCTTTTACAAACTCAAGTTTTTCTTTAAATTTACTATCTAGGATTTCTCCTTTATGAGATATCACGAACACATTTGTCTGATCATCAAGTGTATGTAAGATCTTCATTAAGTTTTCTACGCCATCATGATCAAGAGAAGAATCAAATGTTTCATCTAGTAGAAGAAGATTAGTAGCTACAGAGTTTTTCATCTTTGCTATTTGTCTCCAAGTAAACAATAATGCCAAGTCAATTCTTTGTTTCTCACCTTCAGAAAAAGAATCATATGAGAAAGCATCTCTATGTCTTGATCTTATTGTTTCATTAAAACTTTCATCTAAGTTAAAGTGTACAAAGAAGTCTAATACTTGTAAATATTGATTTACTAACTTATTAATAACTGGAATGTATTGTTTAATTACTTTTGTTTTGATTCCAGTATCTTTTAACAATTCACCCATAACATTGTTATATGAAACACTTTCATTTAAAGATAATTTATCTTCTAGTAGTGTATCGCGGCTATTCATCATAGTCTGCAGTTCTTCGTTTGCTTTTCCAAGATCACCTTCTCTAGATGTAAGTCTTTCGATATCACCGTTAAACTTTTTAATTTCGTTTTGTAAACTTTCAATAGTTTTATTATTACCATTTATTTCTGACTGACGATTACGTATCTCTTCTGCTTTTGTATTCCATTCATCTATTAAGTCTAGAACATCTTGAGCTTCGTTTAACATATTATCGTATTGTGTTTTTACAGAAGTAGCTTCTGTTTTACATTCATCAATCTTTTGTTTTTTAAATTCAGGTTCTATTGGTTGAGAACAAGTAGGACAGTTATCGTTATCCTCATAAAACTTGGAATCTTTTACAATAGTTTTAATTTGAGATTCCATAGTAGATTTATTATGAAGTATAGAGGTTCTCTTATCATTATACTCTTTTAGTTTTTGTGATATTATAGAAGAATTATTTTCTAAGAATAAACTGTGTTCGCCATTTGCAGTATTGAGAGTTCCGATTTCTGTCTGAACTTCTTTGATCTTATCTTTCTTATCTTTAATCTCATCTTCATTTATTTGAGTAATATCTCTAATATATTTTCTTTGAGAGTCTAGACTATTTTTTATAATATCTAATTGATGAGCATTTTCTTTTAGTTTGTTTTTTACTTCAAGATTCTTTTCTTTAAGTATAGTATTCATTTTAGAGAATATATTAATATCCAGAAGATCCTCGATAACATCTCTCCTATGGTGTGCTGGGAGTTGCATGAAAGGAATAAAGGAAGAAGATCCCAACACCACAATTTGGTGGAAGCTTTTATGATTAAGCTTTATGATGTTTTGTTCGAGAATCTTCTGGTACTCTCTGGAATGTGATGACTGATTAATCATATCACCGTTCTTCCAAATCTCAAATGTGTTTGGTTTAATTCCACGTAAAACTCTAAACTTAGATTTTCCTATAGTGAACTTTACTTCAACCTCACAATTTTTATTATTAATACTGTTTATAAGTTGTGGTTTAGATATATTTCTATGTGCCCTTCCAAAAAGAGCAAAGGATATAGCATCTAACATTGTAGATTTGCCAGCTCCATTTTGCCCGATAACTAAAGTAGATTTAGATTTTATTAGATTAATTTCTGTCCAGTTATTTCCAGTAGACAGAAAGTTTCTCCAACGTATTGCTTCGAATGTGATCATGCTATTTCCATTGCCTGTGCTTCGCTTAATAATTGTCTCATAGAGACTTTAATTTTATCTTTATCTAATTCAGTATCAACTGCATCAACATAACTGTCGAGAAGTGTACTTGTATCTTCTAAAGAGATTGACTCGTCTTCAACATTTTCACCAAGATACTCTTCAAAGTTTTCTGCAATCTTTAAATCGTGTATTGGCCTATTTTGTATTTTATCAACAAATGAGTCAAAAGTAAACAAATCTTTTCTATTTATTACAACTATTTTAACGAATTTATTATCGACAAAGCTTACGTCTTTTTGTGTATAGTCTTCTTTGGAATCATCATATAATATCTTTTCAAACATTGTATGTGGATTTTGTATCATCTTAACTTCACGAGATTCAGTATCCATAACATGAAAGTATTTTGGATCGTTTACATCAGACCAAAAGAATTCCATTTGACTTCCAAGATACCAAATGTTGTCTTTCTTCGAAGAAACATGATAATGGCCAGACATTACTAATTCAAACTTTTGAAATAGTTTATGATCCATTCCGTGGAAGTTAGTCACACCTCTCATTATCTCAAAGCCACTGAGCTCTAAATGACCACCTAACCAGTCTGCTTTACAATCTTTTATAAAGTTTATAGATCTGTCGTAGTTTTCTCCATTTATCCAAGGGAGTAGAGCCATTTTAAGTGAACCATATTCCATCACTTTAGGTTCCATTATAATATGGATTTCATTCATAAAATGACCTAACAGTTCTTTTAGTGAATTCAGTTCATTAGTGTTTTTGTAATAAGTATCATGATTGCCTGGAATAACATCCATGATCATACCGTATTCTCTAATTTTATTTAAGAAATGTTTTCTGTAATGATTTAATGCTCTGAAGTTTATAAACTTACGATGATCATATACATCACCTAAGTGTACTATCTGCTTTATATCATGTTCTTGACAATAAGGAAAAAAAACCTTATCGTAAAATTCTGCAGAGTTGTTTAAAAAAACATCAGAACTATTTCTAATACCACAATGGGTATCATTTAAGATTGCAACTTTCATTCTTCCTTCCTATTTTTTACTTTAAAAATTCACTCAGATCTGAATCTGCATGAACAGCCCTCTTCTTTCTGGTTTTCTGCTTTTGTGCGAACTCTTTTAGATCGGCATCATGCGTTCGAACTTTATCGATTCTATCTTTTAAAGTATCTACAAAGTGTGTAACTACTTGAGTTGACATATCTCCTTGTTCAGCCTGTAAAAAGACTTCAACACCAGATTGAGAAAGATATTTTTCTTTTATCTCTTGCTGTTTCTTTTCTTTAGTTATTCTTCTTAAGAAAGCAAACCAAATGATCTGTGTGAAATAAGCAAAAGCGTTTGGCTTTCCCGTTCTAGTAGATGCATTAATATCATAATTTTCTACTGCCTTAAGACAATTTTCTACTGCGTCCATCACCATTTCTTCTCTGTAAGTATATCTTATAAAGTTAGATTTGTGTGAGAGATTTTCAGCAATTCTTAAAAAACAAGTAGCCACATAATCTGTAACTACAGGGATCGCTTTACTTGAATCTTTTGCTTCTTTTACCGTTCCTACATAATCAACCACAGCTGCAGAGAACTCTTGATTGTTTACATAATGAACGTTTTTACTACGTTTTCTCATACTATTTTACCTTTCAATAATAATATTATAACCTATTTTCACAAAAAAGTAAACTAAAAAAAATTGTTTAAATGCGAAAATAACTGTGTACAAACCATAAAAAACATGGTATAATTAATAGAGGTTTTCTGGAGGGGGAAGGATATATATCAGTGCATCTTATCTTTATCTGTAGAAAACGGTACGTATATAACATTAGATGCCGCAGAATCCATCTCTTCTCCAGGAATATTACTAAAATCATCCTTGCCTTTTACACTATCAAAAACTTTCTTTATAGCTTCTTCTTCTGTACTGTATGGAACATCATCTTCTTCTCTTAATTTTTCTATTTTCTTAATAGCGCGCACGTATTGCTTTCGTATTTCTTTATGTGGATTTGCGATCGCAATAACGTGATCAAAATTTAAAGCAATAAAATTGTCTGTAAATTCTGTATATGTCATGTAAGGCTTAAACGTATATATTGATTTTTCGTGAGATAAATCTATTTTTACTATTTTAAGAGGGATTCTGACTATAATTTCTTGTTCATACTCTTCGATTAGCTCACATATGATTTCAGAACCGTCACTTAATCTTACCTGTTTAATCATCTTTTCGTTCATAACTTTACCTTAACTACTTTATAATTGAACTTTTCTTTTCTATATATTTTTAATCTTTCTTCTGCGTGGGAGAGCGCATAATTTTTTCTTGATTTGTGCTGGAGGTTATCTGCAATGTCGTAGAGTTTGGTAGTTCTACCATCTTCTGTCTTACGGAGTCCTCTTCCAATCGATTGTAAAACTCGAATCTGGCTTTTAGACGGCGATGCAAAGATGATGTTGTGGAGATTACGAATATTAATCCCAGTGGAAAAAGTACCCAAGCTAGCAACGATGATAGCATCTTTTTGTCCTTCTGTTATTTTTCTAATAGCTTCTCTATCAGACGTTTCAGTAGCACCACTGACAAAGAAAACTTTTCTTTCTTCCTTAGCCTTACTATTTATTAAATCAAATAGTACCTTTCCGTGCTTCTCGACAAATTGAAATAAAACAAGTGTATTACCTTTTTGATCTATTGCTAAGTTACGTATAAAATTATTTCTTTTCTGGCTTCTTACTATCAGATCTATTTCATTCTGATATTTTAATCCTACAGCCATTTTTCTTACATCTTCTTCGTGTTGAAGTTCTATAAGAAATATATCTAAAGGTGCCAATGTGTCTTTGTCTTGCAAATCCTTGGTTGAAGTTACTTTCATAACTTTTCCAAATAAACCTTCTAAAACTAGTTGGTGCGTTTGAGTACCGTCAAGAGTTCCAGTGGTTCCAAATCTATATTCAGAAAGTCTTGCCTTATTCATTATATTTGTTAAAGACTTAGACTTAAAACCATGACACTCATCACCAAATGTTATACCAAACTGCTCAAACCATGTATACGGTAGTTTGTATATAGACTGCCAAGTGCTAATAAAAATTCTCTCGGATATGTTTGTTTTCGGTTTTCCTGAGTATATTACATGGCATTCATGATCAGCAATCCAAGACTGATCGTCTGATGAATAGTCTTTAAAATCACCGAACATTTGTTCTACTAGAGAAGTAGTTGGAACTATTATTAGCACTTTATCTTCAAATTTTTCTAGGTACCATCTCATCAATGCATATATTATTAACGATTTGCCAGAGCCTGTAGGTGATAACATAACCGCTCTTTTTCTTTTAATACTTTCGCATATAGCGTTAAATTGATAGTCTCTTATTTCTATAGGTTGCCCACCATTATGCAGGTCTAAACTTTTAATGAATGTCATTATTTCGTCAGGATCTACTTCATTAAAAGATTCTGGAGGACCGTATTCACTGTCCTCATATTCTATCTCATATCCTCTTTTCTCTGCAAAATCTTGTACATATGGCAATAATCCACATGGCAACTCTTGACTTCTAGCATCATATAATCTTACTTTTCCGTCCCATACTCTATTTCTATAAAGTGGCATAAATTTATAACCTGGAACAAAGAAAGAAAAGAAATCACTGAGTTCAGCTGATACTCCGTACTCGCACCCAACTAACATTGCTGCGTGATTCTTTTTCTGTAAGACCAATTTATCCATTATAATTCCATCAAAGCTCTAAGAGGATCTTTAGAGTTATATATGGGTCTGCCAACTACTACGTAATCAGCACCCCAAGCTAATGCCTGTTCCTTAGTAGCCGTTCTCTTTTGATCACCTGCGTCATCTCCACTAGATCTTATACCGGGTGTGACAATTAGTTCTTCATAATGAAATGTTCTTAATGTTTCTATTTCGTGTGGCGAACATATGACTCCATCAGCTCCAGCCACGTCTGCGCGCATAGCTCTATCTCTAACTATATCTTCGATTAAATTGTGTGTTGGATATAAATTCATATGTACATCTGATATAGTTAAACTCGTTAGAACTGTTACTGCTAATATTTTCATATCACCTTTAACAGAACTAGCAGCATCGACAATATGAGGGTCTCCCATAACAGTTAGAAAGTCAACACCTTTATCTCTGCAATTTTTAACAGCATCTTTTATTGTATTACTAATGTCAAATAACTTAAGATCTAGAAATACTTTTTTATTAGACCCTTTTATGGTGCTAATAGGATTAAAACCATTCTTAGTTATAAATCCAAGACCTACTTTATAAAAGTCTTGTGCATCTCCGAGTTTACACATAAGGTCCCAGTTATCCTTCCAATCCGGAAGATCTAATGCCACTATTGTTTTATTATCCACCCGCTTCAAAATTCTTCCATTTTATTATATTACCAATAGTCTGATGTCTCCATCTTAAAGTTTCAACCATTTCTTGTAGTGTCTCAACTAAAGTTTTATAATACGTGACTTTTTCTTCACTCTTTTGAATATCTTTATCAGTATCATACCAGTGATGCATGTCCGATTTCATTATCTTCAATCCTTTAAAAGGATCATAGTCCCAGCCGTGTTCATCTATTTCTTCTTTTGACATTTTATTATTATAATAAAGCCACTTATCTTTAAGCAATGTCTTTTGATTTAATTGCGATTTCTTTGATTGCAGTTTAGCCAGTGATAATATTTTAAGATATTTAGCATGCATTAGTGCTGTATCTAATGAAGCGCTAGATAAATCTTTATCATTAATCTTACTATCTTTTTCCCAATCGACTAATATTTCTTCAAGGTTTAACAAAAATATTCTCCATCAATTAATATGTATATTAGAAATAATATGTTTCTTCATCACGTAATTTTCGTCATCAATTACTCTTTTTATTATACCATACATTTTAGCATTTGTAAACTGATTAAATGATATACCAAGATGTAAATAACTAAAAATTGCTTGAAGCATAAGCAAATTTATATTTTCTTTGTATAGATCTTGCACGCATATTGCCGCTCTCTTTGTGTTCTTATCAGCAAGCATATTCCATGTTGTTTTATTTTTATCAGTTATATTTTTTCTATAGTAAAATAGTATAGTGCTGTAAGCATAATAATTTAAAACATTGGTTATATCTTCTAATTCTTTTTCTGTATGATCTTCAGCAATAACTATATTACAAATCTTATTTGATAGTATGTTTCTTATTTCCATAGTTGATTTGTTACTAAAAGATATATTGCCTTTTTCAACATATTTTTCTTTGCCTTCTATTAAAAAATCTAATAGAATATTTGCTGGACAATTCTTATTTGTGAATATAATTAGAGGTCTGTACTTCCCTGAGAAAGATTTTATATGATAGGCGTTTCTATCATATTGTACGTAACCTTCTTGAGAAGGAACATCATTATTTTTTATCATATTAAACTGTTAGTATTTCAAATGAATCGATTCTGAATGTTATTGGAAATGTTACAACGTCAGTATCAGCTACTGTGGCCTCAAAGTTTATTGCGCCTAAACTGGTAGGAATAGCATTTACATACTTAAATTGCTTTATAATATTGTTTGCACTTGACATTACTGACAAATATATATCTGTTTCAAGTAGGCCTAACGCTGGAACATCAACACCTTGATTACTTCTAGCTACTGTTAGTTGTTCAAGTGAACTATATATCTCGCTGTAACCTTTAAAGTCTTCATCAATGATTACATCCATAACTAGTTCATCATAGTTTAAAGTGTCACCAGGAATAGCTAATGTTCCAAGTCTAGAGACAGGCGCAGGAGCTCCAGTAACTGCCAGACCTGGATGTACAACTCTTTGGCAATAAAATTCTAAGTTACCGAATCTTTTTCTTTCAATTCGAACTTTAAACTGCGAAGGTTGAAAGTAATTGTAATTTGTATATTGTTCTGCCATATTAGTCGTCTATTCCTTTATGACTGCCTCTATGCTAGTAATGTGCGTTTCATTACACGTAAGTACATTAGTTATATTAATAGTTCTACCACTATAGAGATACGTACTCATTTCTACTGTTACTTTTGAATTACTACTGTCTGTAGTCATACCCGTAACGTCTGTCTGTAGATTAGGAAATGAATCCATAATATGTTTTATACCAGCCGTTACATTGTCAAACCCTGTTTCATTAACATTCCAGTCTTTATATGTAACATCTGAAGATAACAATGGCTTGACCTGTTCAATGTCACACGTGTTCCATGCTGCATATAATTGATTAGCTAAATTAATCATAGTTTCTATCCTCTTTTATAATTCTATTTATACAAAAAAATAGGGGCTCCGAAGAGCCCCTGAGAGTGTAGAAGTGAAAATCTTCTTATGTGTTAAGTATGTTATCTACTCTGAAGATTCTGTAGTATTGGTTAGTCTTTGCAGATGCAAGACCATTAGCAGGAGTAGATCCTACAAATGGGTTTGAGACCATTCCATATCTGGTTTTGAAACCAATTTTTGGTTGGAATGTGCTCTCTGACACCGCTCTGACCATTGTTAGTGGTACGTAAGGGCAATAGAAGATACCAGCATCGTATGCATTTGTTCCTTTATAGCCTACTGTGATATAATCTACAGTTGCATATGGGTCAATGTATACTCTTGTTCTTCCGTTTAGAACACCAGCAAATGTATTACCTGTGTCATCAACGTTTAGTGCAGTTGATAGAGCAGGCGCGTAGTCTAGCATACCAGTTGAGGATAGTGCACTTGCAACATCTGATGAACAGATGATGAAGTTACCACGTCCACGTCTGGTTTCTTTTGCAATTGTGTTGGCTTCACGGTCGATTTGGACCATTAAACCTTTGAACTTTTCAACTGACCATCTACCATCAGCGTCTGAAGTAAGATTGAATACACCGTTAACAGTTGTATTTGCTGTAGCAGCACCAGTCTTTGCTTGTCCGTTGATAGTTCTGATAACTTCTCTGTTGATTTCAGCTAGAATTTCAGCAGAAAGAATGTTTGATAATTCCTGCTCAGCGTCAAGACCATGAATCGCTTTAAGGTCTTGTGCTAGTTCTAAGCTGTATTCAGCTTTGAGCGCTCTTGACTTTGCAGTCACAGTTGCTTTTTCAATGGTGAAACCCATTTCGTTGAAAGTAGATGCAGTTGCACCAAGACCTTCAGCGTCTCCTGTTGGCATTCCGATACCTGTGTTTGCAGCAGCACCTGCAGAGTCGACGGCTGCTAATGTTCCAAGACCTGATGGATCTGCACCTTGTGCTCCACCGGCGTTTCCTTGGAAGTTACTTGCTGCTGGTACGGAAGAGTCACCAGAAAATGTAGTGTCTGCTTCATTGAATAGCGCTTCAGTTGAACCTGTAGCACCTGCACCAAATCTTGACTTCATCGCGAAGATAAGGCCAGTTGGTCCAGTCATTGGCTGCACACCGCAGACATCGTAAGCCATTAAGTTTGGCATGGCTCGTCTTACGAGTGAGATTAACACTGGATCCCAACGATCAATAGATGTCGTTGCGTTTCCTGGTGCAGCTTCGGTTAGTGTTTGTCGCTGTTCTGCCATGGCTGCTTCTTGGTTTTCAAGGATAACAGCAGTCACAGCTTTCT